TCGTACGGAAATGCATGAAACGGAAGTCTAGCTGGAGTAAACGGATTTAAAACACACCGCATTACCTCGTTACCGCAGACCCAAACATTAACTTGTACCTGATCTAGCTCAGAGATACTGTCTGGAAGATCTAAGCCTACCTCATCGGCAAACTTAGCATCGAGAACTCCCCAGTATTCGAGAACCTCGAAACGATTCTCTTGGTAGTACGGTTCCGTATCATCCTCACGGATGGTGTCCTCGTAGTACTTATCTTCGTAGTTAGGCCCTTTAACAAGTACGTTTTCAATCGCTGTCTCGCTAAAGTAGGGTAACGTCATTAAGTTACGAACCTGCTGACGATTCATGCGGTGCCGTTGAATTACATACTCGCAGTCTTCAATACTTGTGGCTGAAGGGTCCGGATGAAAGTCCCAGCAAGAAACATGCTCGATTTTAGGCACAATTTTCTCATCCGGTGTGTACTCACGTTCGCCTTCTTCTCCACGTTGCCACTTATGGACACGTTTGTAGAAATTAAATGGGCCTTTAACGATACCAGTACCTAGTAACGCCGACTCAAAAATTGCGTTTCTAAGTACGTTAACTGCATTTGTATCGAGTAGTTGATCGTGGATAGTCTTCTCTAAAAGACGTGCGGCTTCAGCGGCAGGCTCAACCTGAGGCTCTCCTAGCTTTGCCTTGCCTTCGACAGCACCCGTACTTGAATATGGCCCCAATCGACGTGCTCCGGGCTCTAGGTCCCTTCCGTCACCGGGGAAGCCATACGGGTCTTCAATAATTTGATCGACAGGAGAGGGAAGCTTTGCAAACTCTGCAATACCCTCTGGAACTGGCGTGGACTCGACAACAATGGGGAATTTTTTATTAGCAAACAAGATATCGATAATTTGACCGTAGGCGGCAAGCACCTTAGTCTTTGTTATCTTAATAAATACTTTCGAGCGTTCAGAATCTCTGTACTGAGTAGTAGAGTCGTAAATTCCACGAAAATTTTTATATGCTTGTAGCCAACGTTGTTCAAAAGTTCTCCGACCATTTTCTGAATCTTCAAACTTTTGCCTTATGTGCCCAGCAAGACCCGGCATTTGAGTGCCGGCGTCGTCTACTGAGACCTCACCGTCGTCGGGCTGTTGAAAAAACCCGTTTTCAGCCATTATTTTTTACCTTATGAGTAAAGACTTGTGTCACCTGCAAGGCGGTCAATTTCTGCCGTTACTGTAGGCTTTGTTTGTTTTTTAGGCATGTCTTCAATGAGAACGTCTGTTTTTGCGCGAGTGTCAAACTGAAGTCCTTCACGAACTAGGTTGTTTTCACCGCAATTGTAGTCGATACCATATGTATCTGCGTTCATAATATCTTTCATTGGTTTTCCTCGTATTGACGAATTCTAGACATTTGCTCGTCTATAGTCGCTTGTCGTTTGTCGTACTGTTGAATACGACCCATTTGTTCAGCAATAGTTGCTTGTTCTTCTTTTTGTGCTCCTAAGACTTCTAATCTAGCCGCCGGAGTATCGTATAATTGGCCTGTTTTGGGATCACGTATATCTTGAGCTTCTGGGCCAGCCATTTCACCCATCATAAAAGAAACGGCCATAGGCTCGGCGACGTCGACAACAGTTCTTGCTACCCCTCCCTTCCACTCTTCTTCTGGAGGAAGGCCCGCTTCACGAGCTTCTGTTTTGCCCTGCTGATACGACATACCCGTAATAGCTAAAGCTAGCCCTAATTTACCTTTGCCCCTTAACCCACCAGACGATGTGTCTGAGGGTGGCGTCTCGTCCATGATCCCTTCCATCATCTCATCGTAGAGATCGAGGATGGCGTCGTTACTTAACTTACCGGGCTTAACGACTTGTTGGCCCGCCGCACTTTTTGGTGGACGTACCCTAGTTATTAAGTTAGATACAGATGTTCCCTGCATATCTAACTCAATGTTGTCCGCAACAAAAGGAACAACACCGGAAGTTAAATCAATTTTGTAATCGACTCGCATTCCCGGTGCTTTAATCCGGGAAGTTGTTTGACGTGCTTCTACCTGATAGGCGTCAGCTACAGAGGGAGTTAGTCCAGTTAATGTTCCGGGAGCATCTTCTGCATTTCGAGCAACTTCTTTAGCGTAAGCATCGTTAAAGAAATCATCCATAATAATATGAGGCTCTAACAATCTTTTATCGTAGAAACCTCTGGCGGGAGATACGTAGTCAGGCTCTGCACCCCCAACTTTAACAGCACGGCCACGCATAGCCGCGCCTCGGTTATAATCCCCAAATATTTGGAATGCTGTTGTTGCGTGGAGACGACGTAAATCGTAAGCTTCTTGTAAAGAATCTAACGGGGTGTTTGTCAAAGTATCAAACATAATCCCCGGAACTTTAATTTGCTTAATTAGCTTAGTCATTTGGCCTGTTGTTACAGGAGAACCATCTGGATTAACGAAGATGTTTCCATTTGCTTCGGCCGCTTGACCTAGTCCTTCTTTAAATTCGATAGCTGTGTTTAACACGTGAAGCTCTCGAGGACCGGCCGGAACGTTGAGAGGCTTCTCCATCTTTACACCTTCAATATCAGTGCTTAGATAGATACCATACGATGCACTAAGTTCTGCGGGCTCTACGAGGGCAGAAAGTGGCATGTTTGCAACCTCACCGGGACGAAAGCCTGTTAACATCTGCATTTCTAGAGCACGTACGACACCGGCATCATTCGGGTTTTTTCGTGCCCATTCTGCTAAAGCATATTGTAGCTTACCGTATGCTCCGGGCTGAAATTGATATCGTGCCCCCTTGGGTTTTCCTTTATCGGGGTTTACAACACGTCCCACAATTGTAGGCGGACCGTCAGGAAACTCAGCCTCATAAAGACCTAAGCGTGTCATCGCGGAGTTAAAGTTGTACTCGAGACCTTTTACGTTAGAGTACATCCCGCGTTGAGTATCGCCTGATTCTGTTTCTGCAAAAGCATTAGCTAGCGGATTAAAATCATCATCCATTGTGTCACGGAACAGCGTGACTAGTGGCAAATCAGCATACTCACTGAAATGCTTACCCATTTTTGTTTTAGGACTCAGGAATTGATTTCTGTAACCAGTACGGTCTTTTTCTTGAATTGCAACTTCAGAGTATGCTAATATATACTCACGTAAAGTCGTCGTGCGCGGATCAAACGGTTTTCCACCAATACTGTCGAGTACTTTAAAGGAGTCTTTACGGTCTATATTTGCCATTTAGTATCCGAATGTTGCGTCTTGTGGCTTAAACGTGCTATTCTTAATATCGTTTAAAGACTTATGAATGGAGACATAACCTGATGTACGAGTCATTAGCATATAACGTAGAGCATCATACGCATGGTCCTCTGCTTTGGTATCAACATCTTCAGAGTTTGTTTTTGACAGAGGGATTCCCGCCAATTGCTTTATTATATTTGTACACGTGTTAAAAAACTTAACGGTAGGTTCTTCTGTGAACTCGTTGTCGGCTAAACGCCGGTGAATTTCCATCTTACCAGAGATGCGGTTACTATCGGAGGGCGTCCAACGACACCCCATTCGTATCATTGTTTCAGCAATAGATGGGCCGTAACCTGTACGGTTCCAGCAGGACTTATCGAGTACAGCGTAGTGGGGAGCATTATCATACTCCTCCATTTCTAATATTTTAGCGGCAAGTTGCTCCGCTGTAAAGTGTTTTACGTAAAGTTCTCTATATACCCAGATATTGTTGTCCCAATCGATTGCACCCCAGAGTACGCACGAAGGGCTCGCGTAGCCGTAGTCACATGCACGTATTCTCGGCCAATTGGTTGGTAAGTCGATAGGATCGACGCAGTGTTTAAGCTTGTTAAACTCAGGGAATGCACACCCTTCTGCGACATCCCAGTCCCCATCCAACAAACGTTTTCTCTCCACTTCTGGGAGGGATAGGAGCATGGCTTCGTACTGGCCGTCCTGCATGAGGTAAGGGTTATCGGTAAGTCGGGCTGGGATAAATTTGCGGTAATAGAGCGGCTTGCCTGCCTTCTCATGTCCATCCGGGTATACGTATGGCTTTCCCGATTCCATATCGGATGGAACGAAGGGCTTACCGGGCTCGCCTTGATCGATGTACATTTTTTTGACCCACCAGCCGCCAACGCCTCCGGGGTTAGCTGTACAACGCATGGATAGATTGGCGGAGAGTTCTGGATCGGTAGCCCGTAGACGGGACCGTAGGTAGTCCCATACATAGGGTGTGGGATACTGAGTAATCTCATCGATGGCTATCCAGTTAAATGCCTGTCCCTGATATCGTGTAACGTCTTTATCTTTGTCGAGATACGAGAACCATATGGTCGCTCCAGAGGGGAAGACCCACGTCGACTTACTTTCACGGAATGTGGCACCGGGAAACGCTTTGGGATACAGTTGTTTCGACTTTGATATGAGTTCAGTCAATTCATCGAGAGTACGGCGGAGAAGAAGCCCACGGTGGTTGCCGTTGTGACAATAGCGGAGAGGAT